TCCAAAAATACCCCCGGAGGGACATTGGAAGAGATGTTTCTGATGTTCTCTCCGCGGGAACTACTCGGAAAGGAGTTGTAACTGTGGTTAGCAGGCGGAGAAGTACCCCAGAACCTGAGCCCAAGCCACGCCCCAAACCAGCTACAACTCCTGAGGGCAGAGAGAACCAACTCGTCGCGTTGGCTGTGGACGTAGCAGAGCAACAGCTTCGGGCAGGAACAGCGTCGGCTCAGGTAATCACACACTATCTCAAGCTCGGTACGTCCAGAGAAAGACTCGAACAGGAAAAGCTGACTCATGAGCTGGAGCTCCTTCGAGTTCGAGCTGAACAGATGGCGTCGAGTCAACGCATTGAAGAACTTTACACCAACGCTATCAATGCGATGCGGTCCTACACAGGTCAGGCTCCGATGGAGCTCGACGATGATCAGGACCTATAGAGATCTGCGCCGGCTCGAGACCTTCCAAGAACGTTACGAGTATTTGAGATTGCAAGGAACTGTCGGAGCACCCACCTTTGGTTTCGACAGATGGATGAACCAACAGTTCTATGCATCTAGAGAGTGGCGTAATCTCCGCTCTCACATCATCGTCCGAGACAATGGCTGCGACCTGGGCGCTGATGGCTACGAGGTGCACGACCGCATCTACATTCACCATCTCAATCCGATGACGGTCGAGGACATCGCGGACAGCGACGACATTCTCGATCCTGAGTTCCTAGTCGCTACATCACACAAGACCCACAACGCCATTCACTACGGAGATGAACGGCTTCTCGCTAAGCCTTTTGTCGAGCGTAGATCTGGCGACACGAAGTTGTGGTAACCAGAAGGAGGAGTCAATGACTGACCAGAACATCCCAGCACCTGACCCGGGCAACGCTCCGCCGGAAGAGTGGACCGCTCCGATGAGCGACGAAGAGCGTGCCGAGTTCGACCAGGCCCGTCATGAGCACCGTGCTGATGTGGACGCTGAAGGCAAGGTTGACAAGGACGCAGCAGTCGCCAAGGCTCAGGCTGCCGGCGCAGACTTCGTCGTGGTCGATGGCAATGTCGTGCAGGTGCCTGACGAGACTGTTACTAGTTCGTCCCTTGGACGCGGCGAGGCAGCGTATCAGGAGCAGGTGAACGAGGGCGGCGCCGTCAAGGATGAGACGCCTGCTGCTCCTATCGAGGTAGAGTCTCCAGCCGCGCCAGTCGAGGAGAACCCGGGTGGTGAGTCTGAGTGAGTGCAGTGGCCGCTCCGGTGATCGAAGCCGAGATGGCCGACTGGACCTCTCTCGGTGGGGGTAACTCCGGAATTATCGGAGACCAGAATCACACTTATGGGTTCCATTGCTCGGCCAACAACGTGCCGCCCAGCGACTATTCGAGGGCTAATGATCCTAACGGATCTGACGGTCCTTATGTCAACTGGAATTATTGCTGCGCTGGCGATTTCGACCACAAGAACAAGTCGAACCTCCGCAAGATGCATGCCGACGTTCTAGATCAGCTCATGGATGGTAAGTTCCCTATGATCTGTGAGTTCATCGGCAAGCCGTGGGCCGACAAGCCGGTCTATTACTGGGCAAGGTGGAATGGTGTTGAGCATCTGGAGAAGTATACGGGTCAGGGGCACGATCACTGGTCCCACATCTCCTGGTATCGCTCAAAGGCAGACCAGCGAGCTTACCTCTGGAAGCCTCGACCTGACGGAGAGCCATATCTTCGTCGTCAGTGGCCGAGCTACATGCCGACTAGTGAGTACTTCGGTCTGATCACAGGACCTCACGAGTCTCACGGCGGTTATTACCAGAAATACAGCACCGCCCGACACGACGAGCGTCCCGACATCAAGGCGATCCAACAGCGACTCATCACGCTGGGTTATGTTCCAGGCATCACGGATCCCAAGAACAAGTGGGCTGACGGTATTTTCGAGCAGCCAACGAAGGACGCCGTCTCCAAGTGGCAGAAGGCGAAGTACGCCGCTACCACTACTCGCTATGGCGAGGTTTGGAATGACGACTGGAAGCATCTGTTTACTTACTGATCATTCGAGGAGGTGATCCCACGTGATCGACAGCATCCTTACTAGTACCAAGAAGGTTCTCGGCATTGACGAAGACTACACCGCCTTTGACGAAGACATTCTTATGCACATCAACTCGGTCTTCTCGACGCTCAACCAATTGGGCATCGGTCCGGTTGATGGATTTGCAATCGAGGACGACACGGCCACGTGGGATTCCTTCCTCGGTTCCAATCCAAAGTTCAACTCAGTTAAGTCTTACATGTATTTCAAGGTTCGTATGATGTTTGATCCGCCGACCACGTCGTTCCTGATTGCTGCTATGCAACAGCAGGAGCAAGAGCTTACTTGGCGTTTGAATGTCCTGCGAGAAGAGACCGACTGGGTGGACCCAGATCCAGACCCCGTGTTGGTGTGGCCATAGAAGGGAGGGTCTAAGTGAACTATACCGCTGCTCAACGCAAGGAGATGGCTAAGAATGGGCAGGCTCTGCCCGATGGTTCTTATCCAATCAAGACGCGCCAAGACATCGAGAACGCCATTAGGCTTTCTGGTCAAGGAAACGCTCCGCAACATACGGTCATCATGTTTATCATCAAGCGGGCTAAGGCACTCAATGCTCTAGACCTCATCCCCAAGGAATGGGCTCCGCACATCAACATGGCGCAGTCCGACAAGCTCGAGGATGTTCTTGCGCATTTCGGTGTCAAGGGTATGAAGTGGGGAATTCGGAAGAGTCAGGCCAGAAGTATTGGGCGTAACTCAGCCGCTGCAGCTCGAGGATTGAAGAAAGACCCCACCAAGACCGAGTTTCACACCCAGGTAGGTAAGGCCGGCGGCCTGCACAAGGTTTCTGACAAGCAACTTAAGTCGATGCTTGCTCGGATGGAGATGGAACGAAAGTTTACCACGATGATGAATGAGGAGAAGGCTCGTCGTCAGAAGGGACTTGCCGCCGCAGGTAAGGTTCTTCTTGAAGTCGGCAAGATTGCTCTTCCTGTTATCCTCGCGGGCGCAGGCGCTAAGGTTGCTGCAGATCGAGGTGTCTTCCGTACTACAGCGCATGTGGTTGGCAAGCGAGTTCTCGAGCCAGCAGGCAAGGCTCTTGTCGGGGGATAGAGATGTATACGCTATCTCGTCCTCCACAGTTGGAGATGGTTCCTCTACATGATCATCTGAAAGCGCTTCAAGTTGAACGCGATAAATTTTTCGAGGAACGAGATAGACGTTATACCGAAGTCAAGAATGCAGAAGAGAAAGCTCTCAGGATCAAGGAAGAAGCTGATAAAGTCGCCCTTGACTTGGCTAGGCAAATTCAGACTTACAAGGATGAGAAAGCTAATGAACTACGTTCTCAGATTGAGAGAGAACGAGGTAATTATGCTTCTCGCAGTGATTTGTCAGCTTTGAATGAAAAATTAGAAGCCACAACCAAGCCACTGATTGAGTTTGTTTCTAGTTCACGAGGCGGAACAGCCGTCTGGGGAGATTTAGGAATAAAGCTAGGCTTGATAGTGGCAGCCATTACGTTGATTTTTAAATTTATAAACTGAAGGGAGGGTTAGGGTGACGCTATCGAACAAAGCGACGCCGATCTATTATGGTCAGTTTCGTGAGGCGGTAATCCGAGGTGAGATTCCTGTGTGTCGGGAGATCGCTATGGAGATGAACCGTATCGATGCGCTCATCGCTAACCCAAACATCTACTATGATAGCGAAGCCGTCGAGGGGTTTATTCGCTACTGCGAAAACGAACTGACTCTGTCTGATGGATCTGACTTCCACATGCTGTTTTCATTTAAGTTGTGGGCAGAGCAGATCTTTGGCTGGTACTACTTTGTTGAGCGAAGCATTTATGTGCCGTATGAGAAGAACCGTGGTGGCCGGTACGTCAACAAGACCATCAAGAAGCGCTTGACGACAAAGCAGTACCTCATCGTGGCCAGAGGCGCAGCCAAGTCGATGTACGCCGAATGCATCCAGAGCTACTTCTTGAATGTAGACACATCCACGACCCATCAGATCACTACCGCTCCCACCATGAAGCAGGCCGATGAGGTCATGTCGCCGTTTCGCACGGCGATTACAAGAGCTCGTGGTCCTTTGTTTCAGTTCCTCACCGAAGGCAGTCTGCAAAACACCACCGGCCCGAGAGCTCTTCGGCAGAAGCTTGTTTCTACCAAGAAGGGAATCGAGAACTTCCTCACTGGTTCTCTACTTGAGATTCGTCCAATGTCGATCGCTAAGCTTCAGGGACTTCGTCCTAAGGTTGCTACGATTGATGAATGGTTGTCTGGTGATCTCCGAGAGGACGTTGTTGGTGCTGTCGAGCAAGGAGCTTCCAAGCTTGACGACTATTTGATTGTCGCCATTAGTTCCGAAGGAACAGTCCGTAATGGATCCGGCGATACAATCAAAATGGAACTAACTGACATTCTTAAAGGAGAGTACTTAGCTCCTCACGTTTCGATTTGGCACTACAAGTTGGATGAGCTGACTGAAGTTGGCGAACCAGCCATGTGGATTAAAGCCAATCCGAACCTTGGGAAGACAGTAACTTACGAGACTTATCATTTGGACGTGGAACGAGCTGAAAAGGCGCCGGCGTCCAGAAACGACATCCTTGCAAAGCGTTTCGGTATTCCTATGGAAGGCTATACATACTTCTTTACCTATGAGGAGACGCTCCCGCACCGAGCTCGAGAGTTCTGGGAGATGCCTTGCTCGCTTGGAGCCGACTTGTCGCAGGGTGACGACTTCTGTGCGTTCACTTTTCTTTTCCCACTCCGTGGAGGAAAGTTTGGAATCAAGACTCGAAGTTACATCACTTCTCTAACCTTGATGAAGCTTCCCGCGGCCATGCGCGCGAAGTACGACGAGTTCATTAACGAAGGCTCCCTTCATGTTTTAGAAGGTACAATTCTGGACATGATGGAAGTTTACGAAGATTTGGACACATTCATCGAAGAGCAGAAGTACGATGTTCGTTGTCTTGGCTTTGACCCGTATAACGCTAAAGAGTTTGTGACTCGTTGGGAACAGGAGAATGGACCTTTTGGAATAGAAAAGGTAATTCAGGGTGCTAAGACTGAATCTGTTCCTTTGGGCGAGTTGAAACATCTGAGTGGAGAACGTCTACTCATCTTTGATCAGGCCCTGATGTCTTTTGCCATGGGTAACTCGATCACCATGGAGGACACTAATGGTAACCGGAAGCTCCTGAAGAAGCGTTACGACGAGAAGATCGACAACGTCGCTGCTTTGATGGACGCCTTCATCGCATACAAGGCTAACAAGGAGGCCTTCGAATGACTGCAGCTGTTCGTCAGGTGGTTCTGGTTTCCCAGGCTACTTTGGCACCAAACAAGAGCCCAGAGCAGATGGCCATGTTCGACAGCGATGGCAATCCTGCTACGGCAGTTACGTTTGATGATATTCCGACTGGCGCCGACGTTGTTCTTACTGGGTTCACGACTGGTTCGGACACCGCCGTAGCAGATACCGACACGGTTAACGCCGGTATCGCTAAGGTGCAGGCTAAGGCGACCGCGGCAAAGGTTGCTTCCAACGTTCTACTGACTGGTTATGCAATTGCGGGCGCTGCCTCTGCTGTGGCTGCTTCTGACAGTGTGATGGCCGCTATTGCCAAGCTCGAGAAGCGTATTGCTGATCTCGAAACTCCGTAAGGATTATTCCATGACGACTCCGACGCGGGAACAAGCTCTGGCCCACTTCGGGGTCAAGGGCATGAAATGGGGAATTCGTAAGGCAACCCCAGGCGGAACGCTGGATCGCGTTGTTTTCGGCAAGAGAGGCGCAGCCAATATTGCTAGTCGTGTTTCTTCTGGACAATCGGCGTCAAAGGCAAGATTGGTGAATAGCGGTCGAGCTGCTCTGAGAGCCGCGTTGGTCCTTTATGGAGCTCTCGTTGCTAGGAACGTTGTCCGGACTGGTGCTACTTTAGCTGTGCAAGCTAGGAATTCGACTAAGTTTGCTAGCGCAGGTAAGGCTGCCATGCCGGCAATTATGGCTACGGCCTCTAGGCTTAAGTATGCACCGATGAAGGGTGGCGCCTTCGTCATCACCACCATGAAGTAGGGAGGAGGTGAAACATGGCTATTCTTTCTCGTTTGGCTCATGCGTGGAACGTTTTCCGTGACAAAGAAGAGAATCCGCAAACGATCTACACAGGCGAAGCCGTAACTTACGGTCGCCGTCCGGATCAGAATCGTCTTCGGTTCACAAATGAGCGTTCGATTATTGCTTCGATCTACACTCGGATTGGTATCGATGCAGCCGCTATTGAGATGCGTCACGTTCGATTGGATGATCAGGATCGATATTTGTCAGACATCAACAGTGGATTGAATGATTGTCTAACTGTGTCTGCTAATATTGACCAAGCCGGCACGGCATTTCGTCAAGACGCCGTTATGACACTTCTTGATAAAGGTTGTATTGCGATCGTCCCGGTTGATACAACGCTAAATCCGAACGTGACCGGCGGGTATGACATTCAAACCCTTCGAGTTGGTGAGATCTGTGGTTGGTCGCCAGGCAAAGTTCGAGTTAGTCTTTATGACGAACGTGATGGCCAACGGAAAGAAATCGAACTTGACAAAGGTTTTGTTGCCGTTGTGGAGAATCCACTTTACAACGTGATGAACGAACCTAATTCCACCCTGCAACGGCTTATTCGAAAGTTGAATCTTCTCGATGTTGTTGATGATCAGACAAGTTCAGGAAGCTGGATCTTATCATTCAGCTGCCATACACGATTAAGTCTGAAGCTCGTCGTCAGCAGGCAGAGCAACGCAGGAAAGACATCGAGTTCCAACTCAAAGGTAGTCAGTACGGAATTGCATATACTGACGGAACCGAGAAGGTTACCCAGCTTAACCGAGCTGCTGAAAACAATCTTCTCACACAGATTGAGTATTTGGTCAAGCTTCTATATTCTCAGCTTGGTTTGACCGAAGAGGTCATGAACGGGACGGCTGATGAAGCGGCTATGATCAATTATTTCAATCGTACTATCAAGCCTCTAGTGACTGCACTTACTGAAGCCATGAAGCGCTCCTTCTTGACTAAGACCGCTAGGTCGCAAAAGCAGTCCATTGAGGCGTTCCGTAATCCGTTTAGTTGGGTACCCATTAGTCAGATGGCGGAAATTGCTGACAAGTTCACTCGTAATGAGATCTTGTCTTCCAACGAAATTCGTCAGGGTATGGGTATTAAGCCGTCTCAGGATCCGAAGGCTGATCAGCTTATCAACAGTAACATGCCACAGGCTGATACTGGTGTGGGTGCTCCGCCTGCAGCAGCTCCCACTGTTGATCCGGCTGTACAAGCTGCGGACGATGCGATGTCTAAGCAGATGGACGCGATGAATGCCGAACTTGATAGCATCTTCAAGCAGTTGGGAATTAATGAAGATGCCTTCGCCTGAGGAATTCATCAATGAGCTAATGCACTTTACGAATTACGATCCTGTAGCCCGTCGCCAGTATTACCTTCGTACCAGACAGTTGAAGGGGCGACAGCCGGCTGCTATCCAACCAACCGCCGTCCCTAATCGTAACACGGGAGTCGTCGGTCCTAAGAAGCCAACCACCCCGCCCACCAAGAAGCCAACGTCGACGCCAACGAAGACAGATCCTGGAGCAGCAAAGCGATCAGCCAACCAGGCCAAGGTAGACGCTCTTCGGAAGAGACTGGAAACCCTTAAGAAGGTTCTTCAGCAATTGGTCGACAAAGCCCAAGTGCGGGCAGGCCTACCAACAGACGCAGAGCAGGCAGCTAAAGCTAAGGCAGCGGCTCCCGCTAAGTCTGCAGACAAGAAACCAGCAAAGCCTTTGACTGAAAAGCAGAAGGCCGAAGCTAGGAAGCGTTCTGCCGAATGGTATGCCAAGAACAAGACAAAGACCGTATCGCAAGTTACGAAAGAACTTCAGTCTCAGATTGAAGATGTAAACGCTAAGATCAAGGCAATGCGGTCTAAGTTGAACATCAAGGTCTCAGCCATTCCGAAGAAGCCCGTCCCCGTCGGGGCCGGAAAGAAGTAATCCTAAAAAAGGGAGGAGTACAGTCAAAATGGAACCGGATTTCTCCGGCTATGCCACTAAGGCTGGGCTCAGGTGCTCCGACGGTCGAACCATTACACCGCAGGCCTTTCAGCACATGGACGGTCAGCAGGTTCCTCTGGTCTGGCAGCATGCGCACAATTCGCCCGACAATGTTCTAGGTCACGCTGTTCTCGAGGCTCGTCCTGACGGTGTCTACGCCCGTGGATACTTCAACGACACGCCCGCGGGTAAGGCGGCGAAGGTTCTTGTCCAGCACAAGGACGTTGACAAGTTGTCGATTTGGGCCAACCACCTGGTGGAAAAGGCCAACATGGTACTTCACGGAATGATCCGTGAGGTTAGCCTTGTTCTCTCGGGCGCAAACCCGGGTGCACTCATCGACTTTGTTTCTATTCAGCACTCTGACGGTGAAGTTGAGACGGCTTCTGACGAGGCTGTTATCCACACCGGTCTTCTCATCGACTTTGTCGACTTTGACGAGGCCGACGAAGAGGGTGTCGAGCACGCAGCTACTTC